CGCCTGATCGACGCCGCCAACGAGGTGCGCGACGACCTCAAGGAACTAAAGGTCGAGATCAAGTCGGCGGGCTACGACCCGGAGGCGCTGCTGCGCGTCGTGCATCTGTGGCGCGACGAGCTCAAGCGGGCGCGCGAGCAGGAGCGGCTGCAGGCGGTGACGCTCTACGCCGACAGGCTGGGCGTTCAGCTCGACCTGGGCCTATAGTGACCGCGGCCGGGCCCTCCCTTGCCGTCGCCGGCGGGCGGCGGAGCTCCGCAAGCTGACCAGCGGGTTCGCCCGTCAACGCAGCCCCGGCCGTGCGTTTCTGCGATGGTCCGCACCCGCCGCTCCGCCAAACTTGACGCGTGATTTTGGTTTGCTTAGTCTAGCCAAACCCTAACCAAAGGATTTGGATCATGGACACGGCCAGGATTGACGCAGCGAAGCGCGGCGAGGGCAAGTACTTTGGCAAGCCCTGCCAGATTTGCGGAAACACGCAGCGCTACACGACCAGCGCGTCTTGTACCGCTTGCGTGAAGCGGTACAACGACCGCAACAAGTTGAAGATCCGCGAGCTGCTGAAGCAGGCACGGGATGAAGCGTGATGCGCTTCTACTCCTTCCACATTGGCGATTACGCCAGCCATACGCGTCACCTGACGCTGATGGAAGATCTTGCCTATCGGCGGCTGCTCGACCTCTACTACATGAACGAACGCCCGTTGAACGCCCGTTCAGCGGACGTTGCACGGGCCATCAACATGCGCGAACACGAAGCCGAGGTGGCGACGGTTCTGGGCGAGTTTTTCGAGCTGGTCGAGGGCTCGGGATGGGTCAATCGGCGGGCTGACGAAGAAATTGTGCGCTGCAAAAGCAAGCAGGAACAAGCCTCTAGGGCAGGGAAGATGTCCGCGCAACGGCGGTTCAACGCCCGTTCAACGGACGTTCAACCACCCATTACCCATGACCCATTACCCAATACCCATGAAAGAACAGAACCGGATAAGTCTGTTCTGGGGGGTGCAGGGGGGAAGCGCGCAGAGCGCGCCGACCGAGGAACCCGCCTGCCCGACGATTGGTCGCCTTCGGAGGATGACCGGGCCTTCGCCGGCAGCCTCGGCGTGGCGGTCGAGCGCGAGGCGGCGTCGTTCCGCGACTACTGGCACGCGAAGCCCGGCGCGGACGGGCGGAAAACGAACTGGTCGGCAACCTGGCGCAATTGGGTGCGCCGCAGCAGCGAAAGGAAGCAGGGCAATGGCACAGGATCTCGCACCGAACGCAACGGGTTTATCGTTCACGCTGAGCGCCTTGCTCGGGAGGATGCAGACCGAGCAGCTGGGCGCTCCGTTGTCGATTTCCTCGACGCAGAAGACCGAGGCTGAGCGCGCGCTGGTCGCCGCCGAGGCCGCGCTGCAGCCCGCACCGCAGGCGCTGGCCGAGCGGTTCGTGACGGCGCTCGGCACGTTGACGGCGACGAGGCCGGGCGAGGCCGACGGGCTGGCGAAGGTGCGGGCCTACGCCGCGATGCTGGAATTTCCGGCCAGCGCGTTCACGCGGTCGAGCCTCGACGCGGCGGCGCGCAAGTTCCGGTGGTTTCCGTCTTACGCCGAGCTGGTCGAACACCTCGAGGCAGAGGTCGCGCAGGCGAAGGCGCTGCGGCATCAGCTGCGCCGGGCAGTGGCCCTGCCGGTCGAGGGGTCGAAGCCCTCGGGCAAGTACTCGGCCATGACGGACGCCCAGAAGGCCGAGTTCGACGCCGCGATGGCGAAGTTCAGGTCCCGGTTCGCATCAGATGCCTCTAGGAGCGCCGAGGATGGCTCAGGAACGCCGGAAGCCCGCTGACCCTAGGCAGGGTAGCGGGCGACCGGGTTTCGGCGCTCCTAGGGCGGTTCTAGGCGGTTTCGGGACGAAGGTGCGCCGGCAGGCGGCGGTAGGCCTCGTCCAGGGCCTGATGCCATTCGGGCGCGGCGAGCCGGTTCGTGTCGCGGACCCGGCGGCGGATCAGGACGTCGCGCAGCTCGGCGGCGTCGAGGAGGGAGGCCTCGCCCATCGCGTGGCGGAGGCGGGCAAGGCTCATGGCGGGGTGGACGCGCATCACGCGCGGCTCCGGTCGGCCTCGGCGTCGATGCCGGCGTCGATGGCGATCTCCTCGGCGGTGAGGTCGGTGTCCTGCCTCAGCGTGCGTTCCTGCGCCATCGCGAGGAGCATCGGCAGGCGCGCCGTGAGCTCGGCGACGTGCTCGTCGTTGCGCCCCTCCAAGGCGAGGGCGTTGCGGATGTACCGCAGGCCCATCTGCTTTTCCGCGCAGGAGATCGTGCGAGCGAAGGCGGCGCGGTATTGGGTGAGCGTCTTGGCCATCGTGGCCTCCCTTGGTTGGCGCCTCGGCGCCGGTTTCGATGGGCAGAACATACACCGCCGGTGAACGCGCACCATTGCAAAGAACGCAGGCCGATATGCGGTTGACGCATGGCTCGGGGCGGGGCATCATCATTGCAGGTCCCGTATGTTCAAAGACGGCGAATAAAATCAACGACATGGCTGCGCGCAAAAACAAGCTGCGGCTCAACGACGACTGGAAGGCGAAGATCCAGGCGTCGAACCTATGCTGGCGTCTCGCCGCGCACGTCGAGGGCAAGATCGAATTGAGCCCGACGCAGGTCCGCGCCGCTGAGATCCTGCTTCGCAAGACCGTGCCAGACCTTGGCCGCACCGAGGTGACCGGCCCTGAGGGCGGCCCGCAGGTCATCCGCTACGAGTGGAGCGAGCCCGAGTGAGCGCGCCGCGCGTGCAGACGGTCAAGTTGCCCTACGCGCCTCGGCGGGCGTTCCTGCCATTCCACAAGCGCACGCAACGCTGGGCCTGCCTCGTCGCGCATCGCCGCGCCGGCAAGACGGTCGCCGCGGTCAACGACCTGATCCGAGCCGCGATCACAGCGCAGCGCCCTCACGCTCACTATGCGTACGTCGCGCCGTACAGGTCGCAGGCCAAGTCCGTCGCGTGGGACTACCTCAAGCGCTTCGCCGCTCCCGCTACCGCCGGCGTAAACGAGGCCGAGCTGCTGCTGACGACGCATACCGGCGCGAAGATCCAGCTGTTCGGCGCGGACAACGCCGACGCGATGCGCGGCCTCGGCTTCGACGGCGTCTACTTGGACGAGTACGGCGACTTCAGGCCCTCGGTTTGGGGCAACGTCATCCGCCCGACGCTCTCGGACAAGCAGGGCTGGGCCGTGATCGGCGGAACGCCGAAGGGACGCAACCAGTTCTACGAAGCCTTCGACGCCGCGCAGCGCAGCCCGGATTGGTTCTGCCTGCGCCTGCCGGCCAGCGCCTCGGGCATCCTGCCGCCGACCGAGCTTCACGCCCTGCGCGCGCAACTGACGCAGGACCAGTACGACCAGGAATACGAGTGCAGCTTCGAGGCCGCGATCCTCGGGGCGTTCTATGGCGTCGAGATGCGCGAGGCCAGCGACGCCGGGCGCATCGGGCGCGTCCCGCACGATCCCGACCGCCCGGTCTACACCGCATGGGATATCGGCTACCGCGACGACACCGCCATCTGGTTCTATCAGGTCGCTGGCGGCGAGGTGCATCTGATCGACTACCACGCCAGCAGCGGCTCGACGGTAGCGGACCTCGCGGAGATCGTCGCAGGCAAGCCGTTCCGCTACGCCCGCCACCATCTCCCGCACGACGCGCGGGCGAAGACGCTAGCCTCGGGCGGGCGCAGCGTGGTCGAGCAGCTCGCGGCGCTGCTGGGCGGCATCGGCAAGTTCCAGATCGTGGCCGACCTCGGCGTGCAGGACGGCATCCAAGCCGCACGCCTCGTCCTGCCGCGCTGCTGGTTCGATGCCGAGCGATGCCGCGAGGGCATCGAGGCGCTGCGGCAGTACCAGCGCGAGTATGACGAGGACAAGCGCGCCTTCAGGGCGACGCCTAGGCATGATTGGACCTCGCATCCTGCCGATGCTTTCCGTATGCTGGCCGTCGCGTGGCGCGAAGAGGCGCCCGTCGAGCCGCCTCGGGCCGACCGCCCGCTGCTCGTCGGCGCCGCAAACGCAGCCACGCTGAACGACATGTGGGCCGCGCACGAAACGCGCAGCAGGAGCGCCAGGATATGAGCGAGGGCACCGAGTACCACGCCGCGATGGGCGAGTTCGCAGGCCACATGCTCTGCACCGCCATCGCCTCGCTGATCGACGCGACGATTTACAAGCTCCGTTTTCTGTCCTGAGGAGGCCCAGATGGCCGGCGTCAGCTACCCCTACCGCTACCAGTACGAGACCGTCGCGGTCTCGCAGTCGAACCAGGTTCTCGGCGGCACGGGCGCTGCGGGCGACTACCTGCACCGCATCGTCGTCGCCGTCGCGACCACCGCGACCTCGACGGTCTCGGTGATCGACGGTTCGACCACGATCCTGTCGATCCCCGCCAACACGCCGGTCGGCGTCTACGACGTGGACATCGAGGCGGCGGCGGTGACCGGCCCGTGGAAGATCACGACCGGCGCGGGCGTCACCGTCCTCGCGGTCGGCATCTTCTCGGCGTGATGCCATGAACAAGGCTGGCCTCTACGCCAACATCCTCGCCAAGCAGGAGAGGATCAAGGCTGGCTCCGGCGAGAAGATGAAGCGCCCCGGCGAGAAGGGCAGGCCGAGCGAGGCCGACTTCAAACAGGCCGCGAAGACCGCGAAGCCGGAGAACAAGCGATGAGCAGCCCAGCTTGGCAGCGAAAGGAAGGCCAGAACCCCAAGGGCGGGCTCAACGAGAAGGGCCGCGCCTCGTACAAGGCCGAGACCGGCGGCACGCTCAAGGCTCCCGTGAAGTCCGGCGACAACCCGCGCCGCGCCTCGTTCCTCGCTCGCATGGGCAACATGCCCGGCCCGATGGAGAAGAACGGCAAGCCGACCCGCCTCGCCCTGGCGCTGCGCGCGTGGGGCGCGTCGAGCAAGGAAGACGCCAAGTCCAAGGCCCGCGCCATCAGCGCGCGCAACAAGGAGTGATGCCATGGCGATGAGCCGCGAAGAGCAGGACGCATTCGACCGCCGCATGGCGGGCATCATGGACCCGATGCTGCGCCCCGAAGGCACCGCCGGAGGCCCGGTGCGGTCCTACTCGCTCGACGACATCCGCCGCTTCCTCGGCTTCGGCAGCCGCCCGGCAATGTCGCCCGCCGAGGTCGCGGACGCCGCGCAGATGTACGAGCGACTGCCCAACCCCGCGCTGCCCCCGACGCCGCCCGGCGGCTACGACGCCCCGTCGCCGTCGATCCCGTACATGCCCTCGACCGACCCGCGCGGCGCTGCGGCCCCGATCCCGCCGCCGCCGGCCCCGCGCGCTGCCCGGCCTCGTCCGCGCCTTCAGGTCATGCAAGGCGTCCCGAGCGAAGCCGACATGCAGTTCCAGCCCGCACGCCCCGACACGTTCGGTGGCCTGTCGCCTGCGGACATGGCGGCGATGGCTGCGCCCGCGCCCGTAGCGTCCCCTGTGATGGACCCAATCAGCCCGCCGCCAGCCCGCCCCATCGCCGCGCGCGGTCGCCCGTCGCCTGCCGATCTCGCTCGGGCGTTGCGCGAGTCCGACGAGCGGTTCGCGCGTAGCACCGCGCAGCGATGATCACCATCGCCACCGTCCTGCGCTCCGGCGGCGAGTACGAGCCCCGGCACGTCGTCGCGCTCCGCGACATGTGTCGGCGGTTCGTTCCCATGCACCGCTTCATCTGCCTGACGGACAAGCCCAACGCGCTGCCGCTGGAGACGATCGAGCTCCTCCACGATTGGCCGGGCTGGTGGTCGAAGATGGAGATCTTCCGGCTGCGCGGGCCGGTGCTGTACCTCGACCTCGACACCGTGATCGTGCGGGACATCTCGCCGGTCATCGAGCTGGCGGGCGACGACGAGTTCGTCATTCTGCGCGACTTCTACCGCGGCCGGATGAACAAGGCCGCGATGCAGTCGAGCATGATGCTGTGGTCGGGCGACATGAGCCGCCTCTACCGCGCCTTTCGCGAGGACCCGCGCTTCTACCTCGGCGGCGACCAGGAGTGGCTTGAGCAGCACCTCGACATCGCGCCCGCCTACTGGCAGGACATCTGCCCGCGCTCGATCAGCAGCTTCAAGGCCAGCCCGCGCTCGGCCTCGGAGCGCATCATCATCTTCCACGGCCACCCGCGCCCGTGGGAACAGGACGAGGTCAAGTATGCAGCGGCGTGAAGGCTGGCATGTCCCCGACGCCGATCAGGTCGCGCTGGAGATCATCCTCGCGGAGGTGGGCGACCTCGACACCGACATCCTGCCGCTG